TTCTAGCCTTTGGGCTTTGCTCTCCCCCTTGGACCGTTACTAATGAACCCCGATTGAGGAGAACGACATGACAGTCATCGAGTACCCGGCACTGCTGAATCTGACTACTGCGCCTGCCGCAGTTCCGTACCGGTTCGGTCTGTTCTCTGCCGTCAACTTCGACCAGATCGGAACACACGACCGCATCGGAATGACTTGGCGCTCTGACGGGTGTCAGCGTGCTGGCACGACGTTCGACCAATGCAAGCTGCCTGCCGTCGCAGAGCTAACCAAATCAGACTGCGGGTTTATCGGAACCGCCGAACCGTTCACGGCGTACATCTTGGACGAGGACTCGATGGCCGGTGTTCCTCTCGCCGAACATGAGGCTCAAGCTCGCAATCGTTTCATTGCCGCAGAGCAGTGGGGTGTAGAGCATCACATTGTGTCTGAGATCGCTGCCGAAGGCACGGCTGACGGCACGATCGTTGATGTGTCTAATGCTGGCGGGCAAGCACCTGCTGATCCGTATCTGCTGATGCTTGCTCAAGTCGAGTCGCAGCTTGCTTTGCTTACCGGCAACGAAGGCGTCATTTATATGTCTCGTTTTGGTGCGGCTGCTTTGGAGACTTCGCTGATCCGCTCTGGCGGCAAGATGACCACGACGCTCGGGACTCCGGTCGTAGCGTGTGGCGGCTGGCCAACCATTACTGCTAACACGTTGCCGACAGGCGATGCTATTTATGGCACCGGGCCTGTTAAAGCTGCTCGGGGCGAGATTGAAGTGTTCAACGGCACCGGCGACCTTTCTGTCAATGACGTGTCGATCATCGCACAGCGCACCTATGCCTTTGGCTGGGACTGCGGCGTTGTTGGCGCTGAGATCACTTTCTGAATACCCACACTGACTACGCCTTTGGAGGCAACTGATTATGGCAACTAAGACACTTTCAAGCCTTAAAGGGCGAGTCATGCGGCTCACCCGTCTTGACGTTTGCGGCACTCCGGTCGTCGGCGACTGCTCGACCATCGTGACAGCAGGATTCATCTCTGTCGAGTTTGCTCCCGAGGTCGAGACCGGCGAGGAGTACACGCAGAAGAATGCGTGGGGCGACTTCTGTATCAGCGAGAAGGACGCCGACCGCAACAAGTGGGTCAACGTTTCAATCTCGATGTGCGAAGTTGATCCTGACGTGCTGGATCTTGTCGGTGGCGGCAATCCGATCAGCGACGGTACGGACACGATTGGTGCTTCGTTCGGACAGGAGAGCGGACTGGAAGCGTTTGCTGTCGAGGTGTGGACTAAGCAAGCCGGTGGCTCTTGCGAGGGCGGCAATCCAGAGTGGGGTTACTTCGTCGCACCTTTCTGCACGAACGGTGCGCTTGACGGTGCAGTAACAATCGAGAACGGCGTGCTGACTGTTGGCTTGAAGGGCGAAGGTCAAGCGGCGACTGCGGCGTGGGGCGTTAACCCGTACCTCGACAATCCGTTGCTCGCTGTTGACGGTTTCCCTGAAGGTGATCTTTGGGCGGTCGTTCGCACGACGGTTCAGCCACCTGAAACCACTGACGGTTGCGTGGCGCTGTCCTGATGAGCGCCTTTCACGATTCCATCAGAAACATGCACATCACGGCCCGTGGGCCGGTGCCTCAGCCAGCAGCAAAGGTGAAGCGCAAGACTGCTTCAAAGAAGCCTGCTGTTGATACGCCCTCCGAAGAGGGTTGAGCATCTAGGCTCAAGGTATGAGCCGAACCGTTCAGAGTCCGTGGCCGATCGAGTGGGCGTGCGACATCACTGATGTCACGCCGGAGATTCAAGAGTCTGCTCTTGCGTCTGCGCAGACGTGGCTGTGGGCTTTGTCCGGTCGGCGTGTCGGCACGTTCACGACTGTTGAGGACCGTTACACGTCGTCGTCTGACTGCGGTGTTTGTGCGACTGGTGCGTACAAGAACTCTGCTGGTCTTTGGCGTAACGGTGTCGCCCCGTCGAACTGTTGCTCGCTGACGTTGGAATCTCAGCCGGTTCGGTCCGTGACTGAGGTTCGTGTGTTTGGCGTTGTTGTTGATCCTGCCGGTTACGTCTTGGAGGGCAACACGCTTGTTCGTCTTGGTGAGTGCTGGCCGTGCGACGACGAGTGCGAGGCAGCGCCGATTGAGGTTGATTACGTTTGGGGTGTTCCGCTCGACACGTTAGGTGTTCAGGCGGTCGGCGAGTTGGCGTGTGAGTTTGTTGCTGGGATGTCCGGCGAGTCGTGTCGTTTGCCTTCTCGGGCTGTTTCGGTTTCACGTCAGGGTGTGTCGATTGAGATGCAGGACGCACAAGGTTTTGCTGAGCAAGGCTTGACGGGCTTGCCGATATCTGATGCTTGGATTAGGACTGTGAACCCGGCTCAGTTGCAGCAGCGGTCACGGATTGTTTCGGTTGATACTGCGAGTCGGGTATGAGCCAGTACGGGCCGTTTGAGTTGTGTGAGTGGCTGCGGTCGTCGATCGAGGCTGATCTGTTGGCGTGTGGTTCGGAACCGGTCACGACGACGTACTCCGGTGTCGGGTTGATTGCCTGGGACGATTGCTGTGGTCAACTGGTCGTAGCTCCTGAGCGCATCTTTCGGTCGGTTGACTTCCCGGCTGAGGACACGACGGATGAGCGTTGTTATGCCGGGTCGATTGCTGTGACTCTTCTAGCGTCTCTGGTTCGCTGTGTGCCGAGTCCAGATGATCGTGGTAACGCTCCGAAGCCTGCTGCTCTTGCGGCTGCTCACAAGGCGATTCTGGACGATGCTGCGATTGTGTGGCAGTCGATGAACGGTGCGATTGACCCTGAGTGGGATCGTGCTGGTTTGTCTCAGACGTTTGTCGGTAATCAAGGTGGCTGTGTTGCGATCGAGTCCCGAGTGACGATTGGTGTCGAGGCGACTAACTGGTGTGCGACTTGCTGACATGGCTGACGTTCAAGTCAAGTTGAATCCGCAGGAGATCAAGCGACAGTTAACTGGGCCTGGTGGTGCGGTGGCTTTGGATTTGCTGAAGCGTGGGCGTCGTGTTCAGAATGCGGCGCAACGTTTAGCTCCTGTCGATCAGGGCGGGTTGCGTGCGTCGATTACGACTGAGGTGCGTGGTTCTGGCGAGGACTTGCTGGTCCGTGTTGGCACGGCGTTGAAGTACGGCATTTATGTCGAGAAGGGCACTGGCATCTATGCCGGTAAGGGCTACATCACGGCTAAGGGTGGTGGGTTGATGCGCTGGCCGAACAAGAACAATTCGGGGTCGGGCAATCGTCGGTATTCCGGCGGCAAGACTTCCAAGTTTGTGTACGCCAAGAAGGTGAAGGGTCAGAAGGCCCAGCCGTTTTTGGAGCCTGCGTTGAAGGCGGCCCGGTAGCCCCGCTCAAAACTTTCTGGTCCGGCGTGTTGTCAATACGACGTGAGTCGGTCTATGGTGTAACACGTGAACGAGACACCAAAAAACAACACCGACTACACCGACACGATCCCGCCGATTCCCGGCACGATCTCAGCCGAAGAGCACGACTACCTCCTCGGTTGCGACGAGGACAATTACCTCGCCGAAGTCGCAGGGGACAGAGCCTTCGCCGAGACGTTGGAACGTCGAGCAGAAACCGGAACGTGGTGGGGACGATGACCGGCAACCAAGGCCACGAGCCAATGATCGCCGGAGAACGGCACCACAACCGGACCGCCACACGGTTCGCAACCAACCGCCACTGGAACTACCGGGGCGACAACACCAAGAGCAAGGAGCAGAAGTGATGACGAACATGGAGATGATGCTGAAGGCTTGGAACCCGGCACCGCCGGAGGCGTTCACGCAAGACGACGACGACCTGGAACGTCAGGCCAACGTTGGCTCGACGTGCGATTGCCCCCGATGCTTGAAGGGCGACCCCGGCGGGTGTCTCGACGACGAGAAGATTTGGCAGTCGCAGGTCGATCGTGGAATCATCCACGAACTGGATTACTTCATCGCCAAAGACGAGAACGGCGTGGCGCTGTGAGCGCACCGATCAACTTCCCCGGCGACTCCGACACGATCGCAGCGAACAGGTTGACCCACTGGTTCGATCCAGCGAGCGGTCGTTGCGAGTGGTGCGATTGTCGTCCGTGGGGAATCGTCTCTGAGTGGCCGTGCGGAACCGAACCGCCGAGAACGTCCGACCCGGCCGCTGTCGCAGCGGCGGTGCAGCGGATATCGGCCCGCTAAAGGCCGCTGGCTGCGATCTAAGCGTGGCAACGGCGCTGGACGGTTACTCGCCGCCCAGCGCCGTTTTGCGTCTCTGAGCGACTACAGTCGCAGGCGATGACACTCTCAACATCACAACAGCAAGCATTCGACAGAGCTAAGGATCGAGTCGCAGAACGTGCGATCGAGTTTGAGCGCACTTACTTCGACGAACCTTTCACGTTCAAGTTCCTGCCTGCCATGTCACTTCCGGCGATGGAAGTCGTTGGCAGGGTGCAGGGTTTGGCGGCTGCGAACGATGTCGGCAACCTGTTCGCCTCGATCACCGAGTTCATGGATCTGATGGCGATGGAGGACACTGGCGAGTTGATCGGCGAACTTGGGCGTGCAGGCATTATGTCGATGCAGGACTTGATCGAGTTACAACAGGCTGTCGTGTCGGCGGTCGCTGCTCGCCCTACCGAGAGGTCGTCATCATCGGACACTGGCTCATTGCAGACTGGTCCACCTTTGACGGCCTCTGCGCCAATCGAAACGTCGAACCAGCAGGCTTGGCCCTCGACCGTCTCCTGAACCTGTTTCTGGTTGTTCTACAGAAGCGGGTGTCACCTGAACAGTGGGAAGATATCGCTGAAGTCTTGAAGCCTCCGAACAGGATCGACCCGTTAACGAACTTGCCGTATGGCTGGAACGAAGAGGACGAACTTGATGGACTCGACGCAATGCTCACCGGCTGAGACCTGACGGGAAGTAGCCTGCTGGCATGGCATCTCCCATCGCCGAAGCATTCGTCACGATCGCACCCGACTTCGCCAAGTTCGACTCCGAACTGAAGTCGGGATTAAAGAAGGCTGAGACGCTGGCAGATCGGTCGGCGGAAGACATAGAGGACTCGTTTGAGGAAGCAGCCCGAATTGCGGGTGATTCGTTCGATGGCGTTGGCACGGAGATAGAGCGAAGCGTTGACAACATTGACATAGATGTAGCTGACGACTTTGAGGACGCTGGCGAAGAGGGTGGCGGTTCGTTCCTGGGCGGTGCGGGCGGCATCATCAAGGGCGGCATTGCTGCGATCGGTGTCGCTGCTGCGGCTGCTCTAGCTGCCGGGTTCGTTGGTGCTCTTGGACGGGAGAACGTCACTGCCGGGTTGCAGGCCTCGCTTGGTCTGAGCGAAGAGGAGGCTGAACGGGCTGGCAACGCTGCGGGTCGTGTCTACCGCAATGCGTGGGGAGACAACCTTGAGCAAGTCTCTGGCGTCGTTGAATCAACCATCTCAGCATTCGGTGATCTCGACGACCAAGAGTTGGACAGCCTCGTCTCACAAGCGCTTGCGATCGAGCAGGCGTTTGGCATCGATGCGAACGAAGCAATCAACTCCGCAAGTCTTGCGGTCACGAACGGGTTGGCGGCAGACGGCGGCGCAGCGCTTGACTTGCTGACCGGTTCGTTTCAGAACTTGGGGCCGGTAGTCCGTGACGAAGTAATCGCAGCGACAAACGAATACTCCAAGTCATTCGCAGCGCTTGGTATCGAGGGGCCAGCAGCGTTTGGGCTGCTTACTAAAGCGGGCGAGCAAGGCATTATCGGCATCGACAAAGCTGGCGACTCAATTAAGGAATTCACGATCCGTGCAACAGACGGTTCGGACACGTCGGTCAAAGCGTTTGAGGCAATTGGGTTGTCCGGTGACGAGATGGCCAACAAGTTCTTGGCTGGCGGCGATGTTGCTGCCGATGCGTTTGATGACGTAGTGGGTGGACTGCTCGCAATCGAAGACCCGGCAGAGCAAGCAAACACAGCAATCGCTTTGTTCGGCACGCCGCTTGAAGACTTAGGCACCGACAACATTCCTGACTTCTTGAACGCTCTGGGTGGCGCTGGCGACGAGTTGGGAGACTTTGAGGGTTCGGCTGCGGAGGTTGCTGACGTGCTGGGCGGCACCGCAACGGTTCAGTTTGAGAAGTTCAAGC